CCCGCCATTTATCGAGCGAGCCTGTCGGAGTAGAAGCCTTGAAGACATTCTCAAGCCCCGGCATAGGAAAGCGAGCCTCTTCCTTCGCAGTGAATACACGCCCATCGAAAACAAAGCTGTCGTCGTCTTGCCAGCCGCAACGAGAAGGAACCTTGATAGCCTCCCGGTTGAAACTCGCGTACTCTACGCAGCCTCGGATGTAACGGTGCAGGGCGGCGTCTTGGGAATTTGCGGCGACGATGTTTTGGTCGGCAAGCGCTTTAATTGTTTCGTCGCGAGAAACAACGGACTTCTGAGGAACAGTAACTGTGTTAAGTAGTCCACCCCGGCTGCAGGTGAAGTACACAGTATGTGTGCGCTCGTTATTGAGTATCCCGAGCAAGAAGAAATCGTAAGGAAGCACGATAGTTTTGGTAAATCTTCGAACCCCTCCTTCAGTAACTTCCTTTGCCTCATAGATACCTCCTTCAGCGCCGAACTCAAAGCCCGTGGGGGCGGGGTGTCGTAGAATTTCCTGGACTACGGGAGTATCCGTAGCGGCCGTGGCTTCCTCAACAAACGAAATTACTTTCTCTTCAGTCTCGGTCTTGACTTCACGTACCAGCGCCAGCGGGTTTTTAATTTTCGCAAAGTGCGGGCACTTGCCGCAGATACCGGGATTCTCGGAATTGAACTTATGGCACGGGTAGGGCCCCTTAATTTCAGCTAACTTTTGCTCCGTCCGTTCGGACGAGTAGGGGTGCAGAGCGCTAAGTTTTACGGCCGCAGTATCAGCGTCAACACAGTATTTAGCCAGCGACAACAGCCCGCGCCACAGGGGCTCCATGCCATCGTCCGATGCGTTGGCTAGGTAGTGATTGACTTGACCGCAACCTGCTTCGCCGAGCTTGACTAGCGATGAGAATTTGACTTCGCTATTGGCGCGCTGGACAAGCTGAACCATGGACGCCGGAACATTGGATGCCGGCGCGGCGATATGCGCGAAAAGTTCGTCTACGCCCCGTTCTTTTTCAGGGAGAAGGCCCCGTAGAGTTTCGAGAATAGCGTTGAATTCGACTGTTTCGCCGATGCTGAGGATTTCGACTGGTTTTGGGTTTCCTCGATCTTTCCAATTGTTTGTTCCAGGGACGCGTAAGACCCGGCTTGCATCACCAGTGACTGTTGCATCGATTGCAAGCTTTGGTTGCCGTACAGTTGGTTCTGGTATTGAGCCAGACCCGCTCCCATCGTTGTGCTGTTCTGATACCAAATTTGGTACGGGCCCTGTGCCGACCCCCACAACAACTGATTTGAAAACTGATGCGAGTGTCGCTGCTTCTCGTGGAGATATCTCGTCTTTGAACGGCCAGTATGCATGAACACCGTTTCCACTTGATACAACGATAGGGGGAGGGAGCTTGGTTGTATTACACAGTGTTGATAGCGCTGAGGTAGCTGCTTCCTTAGTAGCGTAAGCTTTATTTGGGCCGCAATCGATGTCAATAAAAAGTGATCGGGTAGCTTGCGCATTCTTGGCCTCTCGTGATCCCTTCTCGGCGAAGGTAGACGTAGCGAAATAAACGTCGTAGTTCTTGGCGCTAAAAGAAGCGGCGGCTTCGAAAGCCGCCTCCAAGGTGTCTACAAAAACGTGTTGCTTTTTCGGTGTAGTAAGCTCTGCTATGCAGTAGTACCCGGAACCTTCGCGTGGCAATACCGCAGATAGAAACTCCTTCGGAGTCATGAAGCCCCTTATTTATGTTCAGTGTAAAACGCCGCCTTCGGGTTGTTGGTGGTGGTAAGCATATTATGCAACTCGCGCACACGATTGTCAAAGACTGGTTGCGGGGCTACGCCTTTTAACCACGAGTAAAACGTCACCCGGCTACAGCCGATGAACTTCGCCACATCCGTGACGCTAATTTTGTTTTGCTTGGCGATTGTGTTGATTTCTTCAACAAAGAGATTGTTACCTGATTCCATTTATTTCTCCTTTTGGTAGGCCGGGTGAGATTCGAACTCACTATCTAACGATTATGAGTCGTTTGCCTATACCGCTTATGCTTCCGGCCCGGTGTTGGGGGGTTGCGTGGAATCGAACCACGTCCTGCCATTTGGATGCCTACTTCGCTAGCGCGCCTCGGACTTGCTTGTGCTACCGTTACACCACAACCCCAATTAGATTACAGAAAATACTTCCAGACCCACGCCCACTGATTAGCTTCCCATTGCTTATCCTTGTCTGCAAAGTCGGCCCACTTGGCGCCGTAGCACATGCTATCAAGCTGCGCAAGGTACATGGGGAGCTTCACGACCGGGAAGGGTTCGGCTTGCTTACGCAGCAGAGAAGACCGTGCATCCCTACGGCAGAAAGGATCACCCCGCGAGCACAGAGTAGTACGCAGCATGACGTATTCCTTGTCCGTGCAGGGCTCCATGAGAATGCTGAAACCCCGGTAGCGTGCTTCTTTCGGGTCCATGTAGTCCGGGTTTTGTCGGTGAATGAATCGGGGTTTGCGAAGACCAGACATTGTGTTTCCTTTTCAAGTTGGTAGCTCTGGTAGGAGTCGAACCTACGTTTTGAGCTTAGAAGTCTCTTGTTCTATCCGTTGAACTACAGAGCTAAAGGGTGAAACGCCGAGTTAGTCGGACTCAATAGGCACTCAGATTGGTTGACTAGACCGCACTGGCCTATCCCAGTATGTCGGAGCGTTTCGTTGATTGGTGCCGCCTGTAGGATTCGAACCCACATTTTACTCATTACAAATGAGCCGTAATGCCTTTATACTAAAGCGGCTGCCGGGGTGCCCTGGGAATTAGGCGAGGCAGACAGGTTGGTTCCCATCGTTTCCACATAGCAGGCCCCCTCTAAGCCATTGGTAAAACCTGCTACTCTTCTACGCGAAAGAAGGCGCTGCCTCTAATTTTTAGTCGTCAATACCCCACTGCGCCACGAGGTCTGCGAGGTTGCCCTTGGGCGGCTGCTTCGGGGTATCCTTCGCGCGCACCTTGGCTTCTTCAACAACTTCGGCTTGTGCCGCAGCCTTCGTTTGCACTGCGGGCTTCTCAGGGTTAGTTCCCTTCGCCTTTTCCCCCACACCATCTTGTTGCGAGACAGTCGTAGTGATAGCGGACTTCGCCTCAGTGCTAGCGCCCTTCTCGATTGCAAGATGCACTTCTTCGGGGGTCAGGTACTTCTGCGGAGCAAAGACAAGCTTCGGCGTAGCTGCCGAAGTATCGAAGCGCATGCGCGTCACGATATGCCCCGGATCAATACCGCGCTGCTTAAGTTGTTCGCTGTAGTTCGCCAGCGGCAGACCGTGTTGCGTGTTCTCGCCCCAGATGGAAGTGGCCGGCAGGCTCATTCCGAAAACTTCACCACCCACATCATTGGCGAGAACAACAGCCACTCGTTGTGAGAACCGGCAAGCCCGGGAATCTCCTTGGCCCGATCCCTTAATGTTTTGTTTACATGTAGCGCAAGACGGAGATTGGGGGTTTTTAACTTCACTAGCGGGCTTATCACCACCAGCGGACCAACATACTGGAGCAGCGATGTTTTCCTCATCGAAAGTTCCTTCGTAGTAAGTGCGGCTGTAGCCCGGGGCGGCGTTCACGAACACAACATCGAGGTGCCGATCATCAGTAGTACCGATTTCCTTACCGCCAGCGATGTAGCGAAACACGCCACCTTTGATGGAGATACGCTTGAAACCGCCAGAAGCTTGTTCAAGAAGAACCGCCGCAGCGGATTTGGGGAGCGCAGTAGTCAGCGCGCCAAGGTTGTCGAAAAGGGTGACAGCATTACTCATTGAATTAAACTCCTTACTTAGTGGGTTTGCGGACAGAAATTACGTATTGAGAAACAGTGCCAAGTCCGTGGGGCACGTTATCGGGGTTTTGTTCGATCCACTGCTGTAGATTACCTTGTGCAACTCGTCGTTCAAGTAGACCCATTGCGTCATTGGCTTTAACAAACGCAGAGAACGCGTCCCAATCTTGTGGGTAGTACCTTGTATCCACACGCATAGACATAGTACCCGAGTCGGTCTTAAGTGAGGTCGCACCGACAGCTTGCATACGCGTCTTAATCTCATCGGAAATAGCTTTCTGTTGTTCTTTCAAGCCTTCGATTATAGCGTCGTATTCCTTGGTCTTAGCCGAAATAGCGTCGCGGATTCTGATATAGGCTTTCGCTAGGGTGTCTAGGCTGGGGCCTTCGGGAGTGTCTTCGTTCATGGTGTACGGATTCTAGTCGGTGTGTTCAGGGTGTCAAGGGCTTACGAATTAAATTCTTCTAACGTGTTGTCCTGTCGCAAGCGGCAGACCGTCCAACGAGCGGCGTACTATAGAGCACGTTGTAACTCCCAGTGCCTTGGCGGCGGCGCGCATTGAGCTAAAACTTTCTCCAGATTCTATGCATTCTATTTTTACGGATAGCTCTTCAGGGCTTTTGCTCCCGCGCCTCGCTATTGCAGCCAGTCGTTTTTCGGTCGGGGGATGCTTCTTGCCGCGCATCGCGTTGCCTATTTTCTTCCGATGCTCTTGCGAACGGGGGGCCAGCCGCATTTTTATTTTTGTTTCTTCAGACATTTTCATGCCCCGTACAGCGGAGTCCCCGAAGCTCCCGACATTGTAGAGTTCTTCTCTTCGGACAGCAGTGCCGATGCAATACTCTAAAAGGTTTAGGTCGCCCGGATCGCAGCGCAGTCCTATCCCAAACTTAAAATTCCCTTCGCCGTATTTATTCCACGCGGCTTGTAAGTATTTATTACAGTGCTTTCCACGTCTTAAGAAGCTGCGATGGTGCCCCATACGCCCGTAGAAATCTTGCGTTTGGCCTATATAGACTTTTTTATTGACTGTATTTTCTATAAGATAGATGCAGCTTATTTTCTGTCTAGCCACTAAATTCTTCCTCGAATAGCTCTACTAAGTCTACATTAGCTTTAGTAAGATCGTTTAGTCTTCGATAAAGACGGCGCTCCACTTCTGAACTAACGAACAAATGCACCGTCACTTTTGTAGCGTTTTGTCCTATTCTATCCGCTCGCGCGATACACTGGTGGTATGTTTCAAAGCCCAAAGGCGGACCCCAAAAAACTACGGTGTCCGCAGCGGTGAGGGTAACTCCATGAGCGGCAGCCTGAGGCTGGATAAGCACAATACGCGGTTCCGCTCCGGGTTGCTGAAAACTTTTGAAGATACTCGTGCGATCAGAAAGCGATACATCCCCATTGATAATAGCCGTCGCCTGTCCATTGGCCTGTAGAAATTCTGAAATTTTAGCAATCGCATGTTTAAACGGGACAAAAACAATAACTTTACGGTCAGTTTCCTCTAGGACCTCCAGCAGCGCATTCAGTCTCGGCGCGCAGTCAAAGTCAATCGTAGCGCCTTCGTCGCTGTACACCGCCCCACTAGAGATTTGCAGGAGCTTGTTGATGACGATAGCGGCGTTCGCTGATGATACTGTCTCTCCCGCAGCCTTTACAAGCTGCTCCCGTTTCATTTGTTTGTAGTACTTCTCTTGCTGCGGCGTGAGCGGAATTTCTCGCGTCAACGTAATGACTGGCGGAAGGTCTAGGCATTGTTCCTTGGTGAATCTAATCGCTGGCTGCAACGCGTTAAACACTAGCTGCGGAGCTTCGGGCCTAGGCTTCCACTTGAACTGTGCTACCTTGACGAGAACCTTGTCGCGCCATGCACCCGTGAACTGCGGGACTGCCGTAGGATTCACCAACTT